GTTGCTAATAAAATCCTTGTTGATACTAATTACGAGGAAGCCGAAAAAAAGTAGAAAGCGACCCTGATGTCAGGTCGCTATTAGTAATAGCAGACAGATTGCACATCACAATCCAACAAGTTTTAGATATGCCTGTAAGCCATTATAATCTTTGGTTAGCTTACTTGAAAAAAGAGCAAGATGAGTATAAAACAAAGAAATCACTAGCTGAAGCAAAAAGGTATAATTTATAATGGCAAACCAAAGACTCAATATAGATATAGTAGCACGAGATAAAGCAACTAAAAGTTTGAATGCTTTACGAGGTGGATTATCAAAAGTTAGAGGTGCAGTATTTAATCTTCAAAATGCTTTTCTAGGTTTAGGTGCTGGTTTAGTCATTAGAAATCTTGTTAGCACAGGAAGAGAATTAGAAAACTTACAAGTTAGATTAAAGTTCTTATTAAAAGACACAAATGAGGGTGCAAAAGCTTTTGACAATATGGTCAAATTCGCTTCTAAAGTTCCTTTTTCTCTTGAAGAAATACAATCAGGTTCAGGTATATTAGCGACAGTTACAGATAACGCAACAGATTTACAAAAAATGTTAGAGATAACAGGTAATGTTGCGGCAGTTACAGGTTTAGATTTCAGAACAGCATCAGAACAAATACAAAGATCGTTTAGTGCTGGTATTGGTGCGGCAGATTTATTTAGAGAAAAAGGTGTAAGAAATATGCTTGGTTTCCAAGCTGGTGCGGCAGTATCAATAGAGGAAACAGTAGCGGCTTTTGAAAAAGTATTTGGTAGAGGTGGAAGATTTGGTAGAGCAACAGACGAATTAGCAAATACATTAGGCGGAACTCTATCAATGATTGGTGATAAAATATTTTCTTTTAAAAAGACATTATTAGATGCTGGATTTTTTGGTTCACTAAAAAGAGAGTTTGGAGATTTGGATAAAGCACTCGCAAAAAATTCACAACAAATAGACAGAATAGCAATAGGTTTTGGAACAGTATTAGCAAAAGCAGTTCAAGGTCTTGGTAAATTCTTTAGAATATTAAAAGACAATGTTGATTTAGTTATAACAGCTTTCAAAATACTTATAGCAATAAAAATAGTTTTTTTTATGGTTTCACTAGGAAAAGCAATAATGGTAGTTCTCGCTGGTTTAAGAGGTATAGCAACCATTTCAGGAGTTGGAATACCTTTACTTGCTGGTTCAGTAGCCGCAGTAACTTTAACTTTTAAAGAAATGAACGAGCAAATAGACAAAGTAACTGAATCAATGTCAGAAGCAATAGATAAAAATATTGAGTTTCAAGAATTAGTTGGAAGTGCCAATGCTGATGATGGATTTGTAAATACGTTTGAAAAAGCTTCTAAATCAATTTCAAAAATTGAACACGATATGGCAATAAAAATACCGGATGCAACACAACAAGCAATAAATAAATTTGAACAATTAAATGATGAAGCTTTAAGTAATTTACAAAATAAACTTTCGTTTGTAAAAGAAACAATAGCAGAGGGTTTAAATTCAGGAATAACTAAATTTTCTCAATCTTTGTCAAGAGCAGTTATATTAGGAGAAGATTTAGGTAAATCATTTAAAAGAATGTTACAAGATGCTCTTGTAAATAGTTTAGCTATAATGATTGAGATGGTAATAAGAATGGGAATACAAAAATTATTAGGTATTGAATTAGAAAAATCAGATAAAAATAGATTAAATACCGAAAAAAATATTACTAGAGAAAAACAAAAACAAGTTGCACTACAAGCTATATTAGTCGCTATGGGCGGTGGCGGTGGCGGTTCAGGTGGTGGAAATGGATTATTCGGTTTCTTCTCTAAAGGTGGTTCAGTACCAAAAGGACAACCCGTTGTAGTTGGTGAAAGAGGTGCTGAATTATTTATACCTAACCAAGCGGGTCAGATTACTCAATCAGCTAGAGGAACAAATGCTGGTGCAGTAAATGTTAATTTTACTATCAATGCTGTAGATACTGCTGGAATAGACAGATTATTAGTTGAGAGACGAGGAACTATATCAAGAATAATAAACGAATCAGTTAATGAAAGAGGGAGTAGTAATTTAATCTAATGTCAGGTGCTTTTCCTATATCCAATGCAAAATTCTCAACTATGGGAATTAAGTCTATTCAGACTACAATTATATCTAAATCAGATAGCGGTAAAAGATTAGCAAGGCAAATAGATGGTCAAAGATTTGCATTTAGCGTTGAGATTATAACAGGTAAAAGATCAGATATTTATGGTGAGTTGATGGCATTTATTGTCAAACAAAGATCGGGTAAAGAAACTTTTACAATTACACCGCCTGAAATAAAAAATGCTAGAGGTTCTGAAACAGGAACAGTTTTAGTTAATGGAGTTCACGCTGTTGGTGATACAACGATTGCAATGGACGGATTCGCTGGCGATAGTGCGGGCAGATTTAAGACGGGAGACTTTATTAAATTTGCTTCGCACAATAAAGTATATATGGTTGTTGCAGATGTAACTTCAAGTTCTAATGCGGCTACTGTTACTATTGAACCACCTCTTACAACAGCTTTAGCAGACGACTCAGTTGTTACTTATGACAATGTTCCTTTTACTGTATTTTTAACAAATGATATTCAAGAATTTGGAGCAGTTGGTGCAGATAAAGATGGGAACTTAATTTATCAATTTCAATTTGATGTAGAGGAAGCTTTATAATGAAATATTTAGTAAAACATTGGATTAATGTTGATATGATAGCAGAAGAAGTTATTGATGGTAAAGATGTAGATTTAAAAACAAATAATATTGGAAAACACGAAGAACCATCTGAAAATGCACATTATGTTGTTTCAGATAATATAAAAGTTAAAAGGAGAACAATAGAAGAATATGACAAGAAGTCTGACGACAGCAATAAAGAACGAATTAGCGACTAATGACATTAGACCCGTTCATCTTATCACAATCGGTTTTTCTAGCCCTGTTAATATTACTGATTGTTCTTTCCCATTAACGAGTTCAGTATCAGGTTCTAGTGTAACCTATACTTCATCAGATTTCATAATGGGTCTTTCTAATTTTTCAGAAGAAGTAGATATTACTAAAACAACTTTGAATTTAGGTTTATCAGGAGCAGATCAAACATTTATATCTACTGCACTAAACGAGAATGTTGTTAATGATTCGGTTACAATACATAGAGGATTTTTAGATGACAATAATGCTTTGATAGCTGACCCATTTTTATTATATCAAGGAACAATAGACACTTTTGAAATATCTGAAAAAGGTTCAGATAGTAATATTATATTTAAGATAGTTTCTCATTGGGCAGACTTTGATAAAACCAATGGGCGAAAAACAAATAACACATCACAACAAAGATTTTTTAGTGCAGACGTAGGTATGGACTTTTCATCAGAGACAGTACAAGATATTAAATGGGGAAGAGCATAATGCAAGAGATAGTCAAATTATTCCAAACTTTTGATAAGTATAAAGATAATAGTTATCAAGAATTGTATTATCATATTTTGCCATCAATTAATTTAAATCAATACAAAACATTTAAAGATGAAAAAGGTTTATATGGTTTTGTGAATTGGGCTAAATTAGATAACAAAGACGAAGATCAATATAGTCAAACAGGATTTCTCTATAAAAGTCAATGGAACACAGGAAAAAATATTTGGTTGTATGATATTGTGATTATAAGGAAAGCAAAAGAAGTAATGAGATGGGTATATAATTATTTCAAAGGATATTTAGAAACTAATCAATCTATAAATTGGTTAAGATTAGATAAAGATAATAATATTTACAGAGTCGGTAAAAAATACAAAAGGGAGTTTCATAATTAAATGGGAAGTACAGTAAAAAAAATTGTTGAGTTTCCAATAAAAGTCGTAAGTAAAGCTTTATCTTGGTTAACACCAAAACCTGAAATACCTGAGTTTGGAGAGACAGATTTTGATTCTTTTGAAAAAGGTATTTTATTAAATAAACAATCTAATGACGCTTCTATTCCTGTTGTTTATGGAACTAGAATGCTAGGCGGCACTAGGGTTTTTGTTGAGACTTCGGGAAGTGATAATTTGTATTTATACGTTGCCCTAGTTCTTTGTGAGGGAGAAATAAACGATATAACAGAAATTAGAATTGATGATAAACCTGTAACTTGGGCAAGTGATTTAGCTGATAACACAGCAGTTGAAGTAGGAAGTGGAGATAGTAATTTTTTTAAAAATTCAGAAAGTCTAATTAGAGTAGAACCTCATTATGGGTCTGATAGCCAAACAGCATCAACATTATTATCTACATTATCATCTTGGGGAACAAATCACAGGTTAAGAGGACTTGCTTATTTAGCTTTACGTTTTAAGTGGAATGAGGACGCATTTAATTCCATACCTAAAATTCAAGCCGTAGTACAAGGTAGAAAAGTTGTAACTTTAGCATCTAACCTTTCAGAACAAACAGCAAGTTTTTCAAGCAACCCAGCATTTTGCTTATTAGACTATTTAAGAAATGAAAGATACGGAAAAGGTATTGCAACAGCAAATATTGATTTACAAAGTTTTTATGATGCTTCGCAAGTTGCAGTAACACAAGTCACACCTTATTCAGGTGGTTCAGATATTAATATATTTGATTGTAACGCTGTATTAGACACAACAAAAAAACTTATAGAAAATACAAGAATATTATTAAGAGGTTGTCGAGGTTTTTTACCTTATACAGGTGGAAAATATAAATTAGTCTTAGAGACTACGGGAACAGCATCAATTACATTAACAGAAGATGATATATTTGGTGGATTTAGTTTAGCAAGTGAAGATAAAAACAATAAATACAATAGAGTTATTTGTAGCTTTGTTAATCCTGATAGAAACTACCAAGTAGATGAAGTTCAGTTTCCGCCTGTAGATGACTCAGGTTTAGCTAGTGCAGATCAACACGCAACTATGAAAACTGCTGATGGTGGTTTTTTATTAGAGGGACGATTTGATTTTCAAACATTAACATCACCATATCAAGCAGAAGAAATGGCAGAAGTTATTTTAAGAAGATCAAGAGACGCTTTAAAATTTAATATCAATGCTGGTGGTAAAGCTTATGATTTAGCTATTGGAGATATAGTAAATATAACACATAGTTCAGTAGGCTTTTCTGCAAAACCTTTTAGAGTAAATTCAATATCTTTTAATGAAGATTTTACAGTAGGATTAAATTTAATTGAACACCAAGATGCACATTATACTT